TGGTTGGTCATCAACAAAAAATGCCAGAATACAGGGATTGTTGGGATTTTAAAGTCGGAGAAATTCTTGCGAATGGATCAAAAAAAACTAAATTTGAAGATTTATATAATATATATAGCGAAGTAAAAACAGAAATAAAAAATTGTGTTACTGAATACTGTGGACCATATAATATAACTATGAATTATATGGAATCAATAAATTTTGTTAAATATGAAAAAAATCAACATTTCCATTATCATGCAGATCACGGATTTTCGTATGTCTGCACTGTTTCATCTATTGCATATCTGAATGACGATTATGAAGGTGGAGAGTTAAGTTTTTATACTCTTGATCTAAAGTATAAGCCTAGTTGCGGAGATATTCTTGTCTTTCCATCTGCTTTTATATATGCACATGCAGCCTTACCTGTAACTGAAGGAATAAAATATTCTGCTGTTACAATGTTCGATTATAACGATGATTTCCATAAACATCATGGGAATTATCAAAAAATAGATAGCCTTCAAAGAAAATAATTAACTATGGAATCTAATGAATTAAATTCAATAAAACAAAAAGTTAATAAAATATCTTTTACATCTAATAGATATCATTTAACGGAAGATAGTAGTTCTTGTCCAAAACCAATTGGAAGAACGCTTCCTTCATGGTATAAAAAAGCCAGTGTTCACATAATAGATCCAGCAACAAATCAACCTTATATAAATCCACATCCAGTAAATGGTGGAAAGGTGCCAAGCTGGAAAGCATGTGCTCCGCTATTTGATGCAATGTCAAGCGGATATGCTCTAAGAACTCCTTGTGATATTGAATTCTTTGAAAATAATGGCAGAATAAGCGCTAAAGCACTAAATAAAAATAGTGAAGATTTTATATCAGAAAGAGCAGAAATGGCTGATTTTTCTGTCCCAATGGGGTATGATAAATATCATTTTGCTTGGTGGATTGATTGGGGAATTGCGGTTCCTGAAGGCTACAGCGTTTTATATACTCAGCCAATGAATAGGTTTGAATTGCCATTTTTTAATACTAGCGGAATTGTAGATAATGATAAAGTTCATTTAGCTGGACAAATTCCTTTTTTTATTTTTAAAGGTTGGACTGGTACGCTACCAGCCGGTACTCCTTATCTTCAGCTTTTTCCATTTAAAAGAGAAAGTTGGGAATCAAAAATAATAATTGAAGATCCAAATAAAATATATAATAAAAATGTTCAAAATTATCAAAAATATCGAGTACCAAATGGTGGAGTTTATAAAAATCAAGTTTGGGAAAAAAGATTTTATACATAATGAATGTTCAAGATGAAAATGTCCAGGCTCAATATCAAGACATAAATGATGAATGGCTGCTGAAAGAAAGAACAGAAACTTCTTTATTTAGAATGCCAGTCAAAATATTAGTTAATAATATAACAGTTTCTAATCCTGGATTGGGGCTAAATATATATCATAATGTTTTTTCTAAAAATGATTCAGATAAATATATAAAAATTCTTGAAAATAATTTAACTAGTGGTAAAATATATAAATGGTCAGAAGCTCAAATAACAAACTCTACAACTCCAATTAAAAAAGCTAGAGATTGTCTAGATTTTAAATTTAAACCAGAAAATCTAGGCACTCGCAACTTTTACAACTCAGAATTGCTGGATTTACACAAAGAAATGTATGATAAATTAAAACTTTGCATTGACGATTATGCAAGATACTGGGGGATTAATATTGTGTATTATGAGGCTTTTAATTTTGTAAAATATGAAGGTGAAGGTAAGCACTTCAGAATTCATGCAGATCACGGTCCGGCATATAATTGTACTGTATCTGCAGTTATTTATATTAACGATAACTATGAAGGCGGAGAAATACAGTTTCCAAGATTAAATAATTATACGCATAAACCTAAAGTTGGGGATATAGCAATTTTTCCTTCCAACTATATATACGAACATGCGTCATTACCAATAAAAAATGGTACTAAATATTCTATAGTTATAATGACAGACATTAATACATTAGGTCATCATGTTTAAAATTTTAGTTGAAAAAACCAAAGGTTCAATATTTGAAATAAGTCCAATGTCCGTCAAAAGAGAATGGATGGATAAAACATCTGACAATCATGCGTATAGGTGTTTTCCACTCACTCAGGCAAATGTAATTGGATGGAATATTTCATGTACTCAGGACATAATTTTTACCTGGAATGGGATTAATGACCAAACAGATCAACACGTAAAAATTGTAAGCCCAACTGGTTCTTATGCCGGCAGGGGGCAATCTTCAGTAAGTTTTAATACTGGATTAGTTTTTAAAACTGATGATCAAGTTAGCCTTTGGACATTAAATCCAGTTAATTATTTTAATGATGATTTTGAAACAATATCAAATTTAATTAGTACATCTTTCTACGATAATCCATTGCCACTAGCCATAAAAGCAAAAAAGGCAAATAGTGAAACTATCATAAGAGCAGGTATACCCATTGCTACAATAATTCCTATATCATTAACTAATTTAAATCATACATGTATTGATATTATTGATTATTCTGATCCTCAAAATCTAAGACAGCAATCTAATATCAACTATGGCAAAGCAGCACAAGAATTGATTTCATCAGGTCAATGGACTAACTGGTATAGAGATGCTGTTAATGAGAAAAATGAATCAATTGGCACTCATGAAGTCAAAACACTAAAGCTTTATGTTGCAAATATCACAAAAGATGGGCGGATAAAATGAATGCAGCGGAAGAAGCTATATTAGTAATTAGAAAGCCTTCAATAACTCCTTCTGGATTTTTTGGCAGCGGACTGGAAAATATTGTAGAATTAGAAAATTTTATGACCAGGAAGAAGTATTTTTTTTGGAAAATGCAGCGAGAAAAATAACCATCTGGGATGAAACTAAAAGTCATAAAAACGAAAACGGAACAGTAATTTATGATGCGAATTTTTGGAAAGACCGAGTGGCAACAAGGCAATCTTTAGATAAAAATAATCCCAAAATCGGTGTATTAATTGAAAATTTATTCATTAGATTACAGCCAATTGTTGAAGCCTTTTTTAAAGTTAAAGTTAAGCCAACTGGACAAACAATTGTAAAATGGAATCCAGGGCAATATCAGTTACCACACGCCGATAAAGAACTGCATTCAGGTCCCGATGCCGGAACTCCAAACGATTTTCCCAATTATGACATAGCAAGTTTGTTTTACATTAATGACGACTATGAAGGCGGGGAATTATATTTTCCAAATCAAAAATTTCAATTTAAACCCAAAAAAGGGGCTGCGTATTTTTTTCCCGGAGATGTGAATTATGTACATGGTGTTACAGAAATAAAAAATTCTGTTAGATTTACTTGTCCTTTTTTCTGGGAAATTCTAGAACATACTGGAGATATCAAACCTAATTCAAATAAACAATATTATAGAATATTTCCAACTGTTGAAGAAATGTCAAAATGGGACACAAAAAATGGAATACTAAAATGATAAATTTAACAAACAAAAATAGACTAACTAAAGATATAGTTATTTATAATAGTTTTATTAATTCGGAAACATGTGAAAAATTAATTACGGTATTGGATAAACATGTAGAATTTGGTAAAATGACGTGGACTCCAATTTCTTTCTATGAATCTTATTCATCTGTACTTCCGCAAGATAATGATGATATTGTCATAGAGCAGGGTTTGCCACCAAATATTTTTTCTGATATAAAACAAGGCATAATTAATGCTATCGCAAGTGTTCATGGTTTAGACCCAAATGTAATTTGTCAAATTGGTTATCATACTCAAAAATGGGAACCAGGAGCCTATGCTAGAATACACTCAGATAATACAGACGAAAATGGTGTAGCTGGAGCATTTACTAGAAGCAGATATGCTGCTTTTCTTATTTAAATGAAAATTTTAAAGGGGGTATTTTAAGATTCCCTGATCAAAAAATAAATATAACTCCACAAATCGGAATGCTTGCAGCATTTGATGGTGGATTTAATAACATGCATGAAGTCTCGTTAATAGAAGAAGGGGTTAGGTATACGATAGGATCATTTTGGGATGATAGAGAAGAAGACGCTTACCCACAGGAATTACGTGATGCGTGGGCAAAAGAGATGGAGGAAGTAAGAGCTCTTCAGGCTAAACAAAAGAAAGAATGGCAAGAGCTATTAAAGGAAGGATATAAAATAGATGAGTATGGAAATAAATATGAAATTGGCAGGGCTGTAAAATGAGACTAGAAAAAAAACTGCATGAAAATATATATTATTATACTGATGTTTTAGAAAATCCAAAAAAACTACTCTCCCTTATTCTTGAAACTGATAATAACCCCGATATTCAATCAGTTATTCCTTCATGGCAAAAATGGCTTTCAAATTGTGGTGACGGATATTCCTTTGGCAGCAAAAAAGACATGCAGCCAAATAATCTTCAACATTTGCCAGAAGGCGAATTAAAGCAAAAAGCAACTTACATCATAGAAGAAATACTTGGTGCAATAAAAAAAGTATGTAATTCTTTTATAAAAGACAGAAATTTAGATATAGTAAACCCTAATATATCTTCATTCGCCGGGATTATGAAATATACTCCAGGATTAGAAATGGGGGCTCATTTCGATGCGCAAGCTGGAGACGAAAGCCTTTGGTGGTCAATGATTGTTTATGTTAACGACGATTATGATGGCGGGGAGCTTTCTTGGATTTTACACGACAAGGATTTAAGAGATCCTCAGTATCGTCATCTTAAACCAAAATCAGATATTAATGATCCGGCAAATAAAGATTTAATTGATTTTTGGATCAAACCAGTAGCAGGGTCCGCTTTAATTTTTCCCTCCACATTTCCGTATCGTCATCAAGTGCATATAATGAAATCGGGAAATAAGTATATGTTTCCAGGTTTTATATTTAAAGAAGGCTATGATCCAAGTGATCCAGAGTCTGTTGAAAAGTTTAACGGAGGCTCAAAAGTTGTAAAGAAAAGCCCATATGGTTAATTACAAAATATTAAAAGATCAAATTGTTTATTTTCCTGGAGTAATAGAAAATTATAAAGAAATTATAAACGCAATAGAATCTTTAGACTCAAAAGCTGTATCTGGATGGGAAAATTGGTATGCTGGTGCCGAAGAAAAGCACATCTATGGTCAAATTAAATTTATGAAAAGACATCTATATTTAGAAGAATCTGATTTAGATACTTTAAATAAGTGTAAGTTTGTAATAGAATCTTTATGTGACTATATGGTTGATTGTGCTGAAGTTTATTCAGAAATTTTTTCATTACCCAAAGATCATATAGAATATGCAGTTTCTGTTTTGAAATATGATGGTACAGTAATTGGAATTAATAAGTATAATGAAAACTCGCATATGGGTCCTCATGTTGATCTAAATGATCGTAATAGCTATATACAATATACAATTGTTGTTTATCTTAATGATGATTATGAGGGTGGAGAATTAAATTTTCCAAATCATGATATAAGAATAAAGCCTGTTGCTGGTAGTATTGCGATGTATCCTTCAGGACATCCATATGTTCATGAATCAACTAATGTTACAAAAGGAAGAAAAATGCTTATAACTCATCATTTAAGAAATAAAGATATGTAATGAAAATAAATAAAATACATCCTAATATTTATGAAATTGAAAACTTTATAAGTATTGAGGAACAAGAAAAAATTCTTAATTTAATATTACTTGGTGGAGAAGATTCTTGGAATAATGATGGATCTAATGATAAAGACTCGTTCTGGATAGATAAAACTGCAAATATAATGTTTTTACATCGCAACATAGATTTAATTAATATTTTTTATAAAAGAATACAGACACTTTATGAATCATATGCAGATATTACTGGTATTGGTATTCACAGGTATAAAATAAATGATTATTTGAATTACCATATAGATAATTATTATACAAATAATAAAGATGAATATTATATAAAGTATGGAATGGTTTTATACTATAATGACGATTACATTGGTGGAGAACTACACTATAAGAATCTTAATATAATACATAAGCCAAATGCAAGATCTTTAATAATACATGGTGGAAATATTGAACATGGAACAAAGCCAGTCTTGGGTGGATCTGCTAGATATTTTTCAACATGTTTTGCAAAAGGAACAAAAGAACAGCCAGTTATTTTAAATAAAAAACTTTTTAGTGAAATAGGGAAAACGGATGATGCAACACAATAAAGATCAGTTAAGACCACAACACTCAGATATGGTTGATAAATATATAGAAGATGTTAAAAATAACAAAGCTTCTGCATATATGTTAACAATTGCCAGAGATGGAGAGGAGCCAGTTAGAACAATTATTTTTTATGAAAACGCAATTGATGCAGCAGAGGCTTATAATATGTATAATGATTGGGGTTTTGCAAAACAATATTTAACCGTGCGCTTGTACGAACCAACTGGTAAGGTCAACGAAAAAGTATTTAAGAGAAATCAAGCTGGAGATCCCACATTTGTAAGAAAAAATTATGTAGATATGACAAATATTTTAAAAAAAATAAAACCATTAATAACTTCAGAAATGTATGAAGAAACTGTGTTGGAAGTGGCTAAATCTTTTGCAAAAGACAATTGGAGATTTGACCCAGAAAGATTTTTAAAAAACTTAGGAGTAGATAAAAAATATGAGACTTAACCCTATAGGTACTGTACAAATAGTAGATTATCAAAGCGGTAGTTTT